TTCTGTGCCGTCAAGCCGATGGGTGATCTGAACGGTTACCGCAAGATACGCGGTCCCTTTCTTGGTCGTGTCCATCAAGCCGCCTTTGGGGATTCCGAAATACGTTCCAGGAGATGCCATAGCGTGTTTTCCTTTCGTTAGCGAAGTATCTGTTGCCAGATGGTTGAGCCAGTTCCAAGGTCATATTGCATCGGGGTTGACAGTGTGCGGGACTTCGCCCAAGCGTGGGGGAGTTCGGTAGGGTGTACTAACCGATATGCCGAACGCACTTTGCCGCCGTCTGCCAGGTCTTTTGCCACTTCGAGGTAGAACAGATGGTCAAGCCATTCCCGCACACGGGCGCGAAGGTCTGCATTCTTAGCCCTGAGTAACCGTGGCTGCACCTGAAGATAGTCATCGCCCGCCGGGTTGGGCACGCGCTCGGGGGTCGCATGAAGAATCATGACAACGTGTTTACCTGTATCAATGATGCCGTCCATGTCTTGCAGGAGCAGACAGAACGTGTCGTAACACATTGCGTATCCCTCACCATAGCCAAAGTGCTTGAGACTCTGGACGTACTTCCCACTACTGTTGGGTACATTCTTGATCGTCCATTGTTCCGCGAGGTCCTGTGCTTCGGTACCCGTGTCGATAGCAATGATGTCATATGGCTTGAGCAGGTCTTTATCCCTGAGCAGGAACCGAAGATCGTCCCAGTTGGACACGCCCTCGATGCGGGCAACGTCCAGATTGCGGGTTCCGCCTTGTAGGTCGATGAATAGTGTGGGTCTGCCAGACTCGGATGTCAGGGTTGTCTTACCCGCGCCGGATTCACCATAGATACCGATTCGCTGCGCTGATTGGACAGTGCCGGTAGTGACGGTGAACCGCTTGGGTTCCGCTTTGGCTTGTGCCGCCTTGGGCGGTGCCTGTACCTTGGGCGGTGATGGAATGGGTTTCGGTGTCATATCGTTATCCTCCTCCTGTTGGTTGTTAAGCTGGGGGCGGGTGGCCGAAAGTGCTTAGTGTCACCGCGACACCACCCGCCCATGCCCCGTAGCCGATGTAGCACCGGCCTTGTGGCAAACTCGATTCAACTATTAGTGCCGTCTCTCCGGCTGTCACGCCGTTCCGTGTCACTTAGGCCCCAGGCGTCCTCTCGCCGCAATTACGGAATGACACTACCGCGCACGACTTATCCCGGCCTTCTCGTGCGATCAGCTCCCCCGCAAGAGGACAGGGGACCAGGGCTGAGAATATTTGTGCCCCGTGGCCGGATTCCCCACCCGGCTACTCTCTACTACCCCTTGCACGGGCTAAAGAGCAGATCAACACTCCGGCGGTGCAACGCCGCACGGGGCAAACTCGATTCAACTGTTAAGCAATCCCTGACGGTTCCTATTCGGCGTCTAAGCCTTCCAATTCCTCGTGTTTCGATTCCGCTATCTCGAACCCCTCGGGGATAGGCTGCGTATCGTTCCATCCCCCCGAACTGCACACGTCGAAATAGGTGCATCGGCTGAAATGGCTGGTGCATGACTGTGTGTTGCGGGGATGTAAACCATTCATAATCAGACAGGACACTTCGCCAACATCGTCCAAGGCGCGTTCTAACTGGTCCTTGGTGCGTGATATTTCTTTTCTGGCGAAGTAGTGGTCCGGTCGTGCTGCGATGTCATCGAGCACGCGCCGACCGTATTCCCCCGGTTCTTCCATGCGCGTTTGAAGTGTGTATCCCAACGCGGCGTCCCCCGTCTGGCGTGGCTTACCGTTTGTGTTGTATATCCGCTCTCCTTTAGTGTCAATAACAATTTTGCATCCGTCTGCATCAGTTATCGGCACCTGCTTGGGCGATAGCGTGGGCTTATACGCCACATCGTACAAGATCGTCTTGGCACCGGTCCCGATAATGTAATTTGAGACCTGCAAATCCATGCGTAAACGTTGCCAATACAGACTGTCCTGGGCTATATCACTAGCCGTAGTCTTGTGCTCCATGAGGGCGGTTCGGCCATCGGGCAAACTCACTAATTTGTCGATTTTCCCGGATAGCGTTACAAGCCATGCAATCGGAACCGCGAATTTGCGCTCGGATGCAATCAATTTAAGCGGCTCGTTCGTCCACCGCCAGACGTATCCGGCAAACAGGGACCGTATACGTTCGCGCCCGCATCGGTGCGCGTGGAGTTCTTCTTCGGGGATATTCACCTCTTCGGCGTTGTAGAGTTCCACAATACGCGCATCGGCTTTCCCCTGGTCCCCGGTCGTGTACCAGATGTCTAGCGCTTCATGGAACGCGCCGCCGTCAAACAGGGGCCGCTCTGCCCGTATCCTGCGAAGCATCAGGCGATAGCGGAGATGATGCTTGTACGGACACGTTAGATAGCAGTTAATTTCGCTGGTTGTCACCTCAAGCATTGTGGTATATCTCCGTTGCCGTCGTTGTGGCCGTTCCCGTCTGTATCTGTTCGAGGTAGGGGGCCAGGGATTCTCGGTCTATCTGGTATCGCCCTGACGGTGTACGCCTATAGGCCAGATAGCCGGCGTGGCAATAACGCTTGATGGTCCACGGATTGACCGCCATGAGCTGGGCCGCTACCCCAGGAGTAATCCATCGGTTCATGTGTTCTCCCTCTAACGATTGATAGTGTATCAAAACCCCCACGGCGTGTCAAGCAAAAAAAGAGGCCCAAGCGATCAATGCCGCCTGGGCCTCCATTCGAGAGCGACTGGGAGTAGCTATTCCCAAAGATTAATATCTTGTTTCGCGTGGTAGTCCCCTTCGCTGTGCGTGGGGTCTATGCGTGGTTGGTCCGGGTATGGGTGATTGATGGAATATTCCATGACCATCTTCTCGATCATGTCATTCCGTTTCATCATTTCCCTATTAGATACCCAGTTGAGATAGGCCCAGTAGCTGGGGTGCATTTTGACGTGCAATCTCTTGATAGGGTTCTGTGTAAGCATGTCATTCTCCCTTGTTTGTGGGGGCCGGTTGCCCGGCCCCCGTGCTATCCGCGCTACTCCTCGCACGCCGCGCAAATCGGGCCGTCGGGTGTCCGACGGCCCACTACGTCATCATTGGCCGCCAGCAGTTCGCCGTGCTCGATTTCCGCCCAGGCGAAGGTCTCTCCACACCGGACGCATTCGCCGATGGTATCGCCCATCCACTCGTGGCCACACCTCCAGCAGGTCGTACCGTTCTCTGCACCCTCGTTGAGCGGATCGTCCTCGTGGATCGGGAGCGTATATCCCACCACGTCACCGTCGGCGTTCACCCACGCATCGTCCTGGCAGACAAGGGCGTGAAATTCCTTTCCGCACAGTTCGCAGACTCGAACATTCCCATCACTTTCCCATTCGACCGCTTGGCGCAACGCCCGGGCGACGCTACTCCAGTAGACATCTTCGCCCGCGCCCGATTGGGCGGCCCGCTCATCAGCCGCGTCCGCGTGCGCGAGGATCTGCTCGCGCGGTCCCTCGTACACCAGGTAGTCGTCCCAATTGATGTCCGGTTCGTCTTCCCAGTCCGACGCCCATCGTCCAGCCGAAGGTGTGTGCTGTGCGTAAATCGCGATCGTGTGGTTGCTCATCTCTCTCTCTCCTTTGCTGTTGTGGGGCCGGTTGCCCGGCCCCCGTAGCTCGCTACTTAGACCGTTCCACAGCGTTTGTCAACAAATCGACCAGATACCTGTAATTATCCGCTGTGTTCTTTGCGCATTCCCGTTGGATGTTATTGTGTGCATTATTTATCTTGATCCGTTCCCCCTCAATCCAAGCCTCAAGCCTCTCTATCACTGCCAGAGCCGCTGTTTTGAGGGTTCCATCCCAAGGGCGGCCGATGTCAAAAAGATGCTGCTGATCTTTGAGCGATGTAGTAACCATGATTCTCTCTCCTTCGGTTGTGGGGCCGGTTGCCCGGCCCCCGTGCTATGCTATTTTTAGTTCGAACCTTGATTCCAAGCATCCGCAATTTCTTCCCAGTTAACCGCGAAGTAATCTTTGACCCCGCTCATATCGGGTGTTCCGTCTGGGAGAATATCGAGCACGAAATCCCGGGCGCTTTCGGCCGTCCACGGTTGGGGATGTTGATGCACGGCAGAATACAACCCTTCATCATTCATTATCCAGAGATTAACATTCCACGTTTCCCAATTTGTCCAACCGTTGTATTTTTCCATGATTCTCTCTCCTCTGTTGTGGGGGCCGGTCGCCCGGCCCCCGGTAGTCAACTACTCGTCATCGTGGACATTGGCCGTCAAGGTCCATCCGCCGTCGATCCGAATCAGGTACATCCGGTCCAAAAACACCAGAGGTACGCCGGGGTATTTATCGAGCGGCTCACAGCTGCACAGGCCCGCGTATGCGTTATCTTTCAGATTCATCTCTCTCTTCTCCTCTTGTGGGGGCCGGTCGCCCGGCCCCCGAACGCTTCGCCAAATTAGAACGCACAGTGCCAGCGGTTTGTGATAACCAAATCCGCCCACATCGCCAAGTACTGTTCAACCGTCACGGCGTCGTCCCCAAACATGCTGATCTGGTTTGCGGGTGTGAAATAGGCCCGTACCTGGTCCTCATCCGTGAACGGTTCGCCGTTAGCAAATCCGGTTCGGTAATTAATCTCATCGAACGTATCCATTGTTCTCATGTTCTCATCTCCTTCAGTTGTGGGGGCCGGTGACCGGCCCCCGTGGCTCGTCATGTCTATCGTTTAAGCGAGTCAATGACCTCGCTTGCTTCCCGCACCGAGAGCCGCCCAATCCACGCATCCACGTTGCGCCGTTCTGCAAGTGTGGGGTGGTATGGCAGCTCCTTTGAGTGCCCGTACATTGATCCGTAATTGCCGTTCACGTAGCCCCGCTC